AAAAGCTGGGTTGCTTAGCGCTAATAATATGGGGCAATTTCAGACTTTAGATAGCGCATCGGATAAGGTTTTTCAGAGCGGTTTTAATGCTTCACAACAAGTATTTCAACAAAATGACCCGCGAGGGTATGCTCAATGGGATTTGCAAAATCGGTATTCAACTGATGCAGGAGGGCTATTAAATACATATATAGACCAAATTAATGGTATCAATCTAATTGCTGATGAGGAACAGAGGAACTCGCAATTATTGGCAGCGCGAGAGCAATATTTACAATCCAGAAAAGCACTGGATGAAAAATATGCTCAAGATGAACGGGACCTGAATAGCTCACTTTTTGAAACCCAATTGGGGCAACTTGATAGCTTAACAAGTCAGCTTAGTGGCTACTGGTCAAATATGACTGGAATTGTTAAAAATGCAGCAGGCGAGCAATCTGGTATATACAAGGGCATGTATATAGCACAGCAAGCATTCGCAATTGGCTCAGCCACAATTAGCGCGTTACAGGCGTATAACCAGATTCTAGCAAGTCCGTGGTATTTGGATGTAATTAGCAAATCAACAGCAGCCAACCTTGTGCTTGGGATGGGGATGGCGAATGTTGGTCTGATCGCCGGGCAAACAATAGCTGGATTCTCAGATGGTGGTTACACTGGATCTGGTGGAAAATATGAACCTGCAGGTATTGTCCACAAAGGCGAGGTGGTCTGGTCCCAAGAAGATATTCGCCGTTGGGGTGGTGTTGGGTTAGTTGAAAATATGCGTAAGAGTGCAAACCCTGAAGCATTTATCAATAATCATGCACAGAACAATACTTCAATAGAGAATGTTTTTAACCGTTCTCTTTTGAGTTCAAAAGCATTTAATGACAACAAGTCGATTTCAAACATATCTAACCTTTCTAATTCAAAAGTTCTAAATAGTAATGTTTCAAACAGTACCGTGCAGAATGCTGAGAAAGAATTGCTGAAAGAAGTTTCTATCTTCAAAGACAATGGTTTTGCAGATGGAGGATATACAGGCAAAGGTAAGAAATATGAGATTGCTGGTGCCGTGCATAAAGGAGAAATTGTTTGGTCCCAAGATGATATTAAAAAATGGGGTGGTGTTGATAAAGTTGAACAGATGAGAAGGGCGACAAGTCCAGAATCATTTGTTTCTAACTATGCTCAAAACCATACCACTTTTGAGAGTATCTTGAATCGGGCCAATCAGAGCTCTAGGATTTTTAACCAGAGCAAAGAAATCTCGAACATCTTTAATAAATCTGTTCAAGATGATCAGATTATTTATAAGGGCAATGGCAACGTGCCTACTTCAGCAACTTCTGATCTATACCACGATGGCAAGGTCTACTTCTCATCCAATGGTTTAGTTCAGGATCGTTCAAATCTGGATGATGTTCAGGATTTTACTTTAGGACGTACTTCACGCCCTCAAGCTGAGATTATGCCTTCAATTGAACCTTCTACACCGACAATCAATTTCAAAATTGAAGTGATTAATCAGGTGAGTGGAGCGACAGTTGAAGCTGAACAACTGGATGAGCAAACAGTCCGGATCATTGTTACAGATGAACTGGATAAGCAGCTTCCAAGAAAGGTACCGAAACTTGTAAGTGACCAAATCGCAAATCCAAACTCAACCATTAGTCGGTCTTTGACTGAGAATACGACAGCAAGACGGAATCGTTAATCAATAAAACCACCTTTCGGGGTGGTTTTGTTTATTCAATAATTCTTATTGTAAAATAAATTATTGAAAAGTCTTAGATTTAATCATAGACTTAATTTTAAGACTTTAATGAAACATTCTATACCTAAAGTAACTTTATGAAGTTTTTATCTAAAGAAAGAAGAAAATATTTAGCAAGACTAAAATATTTCCGTGAAATGCCCATTCGAAAAAAGAATGCTTTAATAGCTCGTAAAAAATATTTGAAAAAAAATACCAAGATTAAAGAAATTGAGAAAGTTATTATTGACTTGCAACTTCCTAGTCATATCAATATTCTGAATCCTAAAGCTAGGAAAAGATTAAGAAAAATAACAAAAAGATTTCGAGATTATTATCATCGTAATGATGTATGCTTAAGGTTAGACTTTAAGAATACAAAGAAAATGTACTCAGATGGTACTCTTTATCTGCTAGCAGAATTAGAAACACTCACACTAATAAATCAAGCTATAACTTTCAAAATTGTGCCGTCTGATGAAAAAATTGTTAATCAAGTACTTGAACAAACAGGAATTCTTAAACTTTTAAAACAAAAGCTTAAATTTGATGATGATGAGTTTGATGAGTCTGTAAGATATTGGAACTATGCGAGTGGACACAATTCCGAAATTGATTCTGCAGATTCAATGTTAGATGACTTTAATGAAATTCTTTCTGAGGATACTAGTAAAAATATTTTTACATCTTTAACTGAAGCATTAACAAATTGTCATCATCATGCATATCAAGAAAAAAGATATCCTAATGAGACTAAAAGTATAAAAAAATGGTGGCTTTTCTCTCAAGAATTGGATGGACTACTAACAGTATGTGTATGTGACTTAGGGATAGGTATCCCCCGGTCTTTAATAAGAAACACTGAAAATGTAAAAGAGGATTGGTTTACACGATTAAAAGACTTTATTACCGAAAATAGAACTAAATATGATAAAGATAGTGCTGCTATCAAGGCTGCTATTGAAATAGGTAATACTCGAACCAACCTTCCTAATAGAGGTAAAGGTTTAAACCAAATTATAAACAAGATTAATACAATGTGCGGACATAAGGCATCAATTGCAATTCACAGTAACAAAGGTTCATATATAATTAATAGAGGGTTCATGACGGATTTGCCTATTACTGATATCATTAATGGTGTGGCTATTCCTTATAGTGAATCTATAGATGGTACCCTTATTTTATGGCAAATACCTTTGGATAAGCAAAAAGTTGATGAAGCTTTGGTAAAGTCAGATGAGTAAAAGTGTTATGAAAATTAATGTAGCTAAGGATTTTTCAAAGAATCCTTCTGGTCGTTATATTGACGATGGAAAAACTTCAGGTGAAGTATTCCTAAAAAATATACTTTTACCTGCTGTTAGAACTCATGACATTGTTGAAATTAACTTTGATGGCGTAAGAGGTTATGGCTCTTCCTTTTTGGAAGAAGCATTTGGTGGTTTTATTCGTGAAACTAAAATGTCTCTTGTAGAGTTTTTTAATAAGGTTAAGATCATTACTCAAGATCCTTTATTAGAACAAGAAATTAAAGGATATCTTGAAGAAGAAGTTCATCGATTAAGTGTTTAAATGATTAGATGTCAAACATTGTTAAAGATATAATTTTACCATTATTACCTTCTGCCTTAACAATCATTGGATGGTGGATTGTAGGTACAAGAGATAGTAAATCAAAAAAAATGCTATTCATAATAAGAGAGTAGAAGCAGCTACAGATTTGATAGATAGAATATTAGTTGATGCCAAAATATTTTATTCACAATCGGGCAGTGCCCTTGAGTCTAAAAATATGCGGTCTTCAATTATTAGTAATTTTAAAAAATTGAGTTCAATTATTAATTTACTATCAAATGAGTTAAGTGCTACTGATAAACATTCATTAGCTGTAGCTTTTATTGAATATAAGAAGATTGTTACGGGTGGGGAGTTTGAAACTCTTTCAAGGTGTGCTATCCCTAGTTCTAATCAGTTCTATTCTGATATTGATAGTTTATATAACGAGATCTATATCGAATTAGAAAAAACATACAAATTTTAAATCAGTAATTTTTTTATCAGTTAATTAAATGAAACCCGCGAAAGCGGGTTTTTTATTGCCTAAAGGAAAGTTATGTACAAGTTAAAGCTAAATCCTCAGACCAGCGGCTATGGCGTAACACCGGGTGATGATGTGAAACGTCAGCAAATGGATGGTGGGCGTGGTCGCTATTACATCGATGTGAAGCGTAATAGCCATATTGTTGATGTGAACTGGAATTTAAGTAAAACCGATTTCAATAAAATGATGGCATTCTGGCGGATCTACCAGAATAAGCCAGCTTCATTTTATGCGGATCTGGTGATTGATCAGGGAACACGTCAGCAATATCAATGTAATTTCATTCCGAACTCGTTCAAGACCAATGAAGTGAACGGCAACCTTTACCGGGTAAATGCTCAGCTCGAAGTTGTTCAAAACCAGCCTAACCTTGCTGCAGATATAGCATTAATTAAAGATTGGGAGGTCTAATGGATAACGAATATGCCAAATTCTTTTTCAATCGAAAAGTTGATGTTTATCAACTGGAATGTATTGAACTCTCACACCCTTCTTTTATGAATACATACCGAATAGTCCGTAATGATGACCGAGGTGTTTATGTTCAACATAAGGAGGGATCCGGTCAGGTCTATTATGAATTTTTGCCAGCATCTATTCAAAGATCCGGAATGCTGGGTGATCTGGACCAGACATTAACAGTCTCTATATCTGGTTTAGGTGATGTAATGCCGGATGAGTTTGAACGGGTAATCGAAGGCCAATATCCCGATGTAAAGCCAACAGTAAATTACCGGATTTACAGTTCAGACAATCTGAATTCTCCAATGTTTTATTTACTCGGACTGCAACTCTCCAGTGTTGCAATGAACCATAAAGCTGTGACATTCAAGGCTGAATCACCAAGATTAAATACTGCGAAGACTGGAGATATCTTTTCGCTTGATCGTTTTAGTGGTTTGAAGGGGGCTATATGAAGAGTCACGATCATTTGCTCGATAAGCAATATGACGAGGAACACTACAACTGTGTTCACTTTGCTCATGAAGCTGCATTGGATCTATATGGAATAGACCGGGCGGAAGCACTTGAATTGTTTATGAAGCCTATTAAAGAAAAGGTATTTCTACCATCAAGGTTAAAACTTTTAAATCCACTGCCCATGCCCAAGGAAGGCTGCATAGTCGCCTTTCACTCGAGATACCGAAACAAGCCCCCACATGTGGGGCTTTTTCGTTTGGGCCGTGTTCTACATTTGATGGAAGGCGGAGTTACTTTTTTATCCGAAGAAGTGATCAAGGCAATGGGTTTTAGTCGGGTCAGTTACTATGATTAAGATTATTTATAAAAAAGATGCTTTGTCTGAAGAAAAGACGATTGAGCAGGCTCAAACCATCGGACAATGGCTTACTTCAAAATATGATTATATGCCTGAACATGTCCGTATTTTCCATACGACAAGTAATATGGATCATGCAGAAATTTCATTTGCGAATGAAGTCACGCCGAAGAATGCATATGAATTAAAGCAGCTCGATTTCTTGCCAGGCACTTTCATTGTAATTGAGAATCCCAAGGGTATAGACCCCATAACTCTAGCTTGGATAGCGGTTGCTTCTATAGTTATGGGTGTGGCTGTTGCATTATTAATGCCTGTGCCCTCAATTACCCAAACCAACCAGAATAACAATCAATCCTCGTCTGCAAATAACGAATTATCAAACCGTGAAAATAAAACTCGCGTAAATGGTCGTATCGCAGATATTTATGGTGCCGCTCACGATACCCCTGATCTGATTACTGTGCCTTACAAGGTATATGAAAACAATGTCGAAGTAGAGCATGT